CACGATGATAGTGCGGGTGCGCCACCGGCAAACAATGATGACGATGAGTTATCTGAGGAAAAGGTTCTTTCATATATTGGTAAAAGATATAACAAAGAGATTAAGTCATTTGATGACTTGATGGCTGAAAGAAAAGAGTCTGTAGATTTACCTGAAGATGTTGCTACTTATTTAAAGTATAAGCAAGAAACAGGAAGAGGAATCGAAGACTTTATCAAATTGAATAAAGACGTTGACTCAATGGATTCTGAAACTCTTTTAAGAGAGTATTTAAGTTCCACTCAAGAAGGTCTTGATGATGAGGATATTGATTTCCTTATGGATAATTATAGATATGACGAAGATGAAGATGATGAGGCAACAATAAGAAAAATAAAATTAGAAACGAAAAAGGCGGTTGCTGAGGCCAAGAAGTTTTTTAACACTCAAAAAGAAAAATACAGAATACCTCTTGAGTCAAGAGCAAGTTCTATTTCTGATGAGGAGAAAGAAGCTTACGAAAGCTATAAGCAATATATCAACCAAGCGAATAGCTTAGAAGAAGAGAACGAAAGAAAAAGACAATGGTTTGACCAAAAGTCTGACGAAGTTTTCTCAGATAGATTCAAAGGTTTTGAGTTTAATTTAGATGAGAAAAAAGTCGCTTTCAATCCCGGAGACCGAAATGAGTTGAGAAAATTACAATCTACTCCTTCAAACTTTATTAATAAGTTTTTAGATGAGCAAGGTTTAATTAAAGACGCAGAAGGTTATCATAGAGCTTTAGCTGTAGCGATGAATCCTGACAAATTTGCTAAGTTCTTTTATGAGCAAGGCAAAGCAGATGCTGTAGAAGGGACAATGAGAAATATTAAGAATATTCAAATGTCAGAGAATAGAGCACCTGAGGTTGGAAGACCCGCAGATGGTATTCAGGTAAAAGCGGTAAATCCTGATTCGGGCAGAAGCCTTAAGATCCGTAGTATAAAAAAAATGTAGAATTTAAAATTTAAAACAAAATGGCAAGTCAATTATTGAGCAATCCTACTTACCAATTACAGCCAAGTGCTGAACAGGTAGCTTTGCAAACTAACTACATTACCAACTTCAACTTCTTAAATCAGTATCTTCCTGATACTTACGAGAAAGAATTTGAGCGTTATGGTAATAGAACCATCGCATCATTCTTAAGAATGGTAGGTGCAGAGATGCCTTCTAACTCTGACCAAATCAAATGGGCAGAACAAGGTCGTCTTCACATTAAGTACACAAGCGTAACTTCAGCTGCTGCTGCAGGTTCAGCTTCAGCAACATTTACTGTAGCTGATGCAGGTGTTACTTACATCGCAATTAGAGTTGGACAAACTGTAATGATTCAAAACAACACTTCAGGTGTTTACAACAAAGCAATCGTTACTGCTGTTCCTTCTGCAACTACGTTTACAGCTTCTTTCTATGAAGCAGCAGGTCAAGCGTTTGCAGTATCTACTCAATGTACTGTATTCATTTATGGTTCTGAGTTCAAAAAAGGAACTAACGGAATGGTTGGTTCTTTAGAGTCTGAAGATGAAATCTTCTCAAACAAACCTATTATCATCAAAGATAAGTACTCAGTAAACGGGTCTGATATGGCTCAAATCGGGTGGGTTGAAGTTACAACTGAGAATGGTGCTACAGGGTACTTATGGTACTTAAAATCAGAGCACGAAACTCGTTTACGTTTCGAAGACTATTTAGAAACTGCTATGATCGAAGCTGTTCCTGCTGAAAACAACTCAGGTGCTTCTGTTGTATTAGGTGGTAATGGACAAGGTGGTTCTGAAGGGATCTTCTATGTTGTTAACAACAGAGGAAACGTTTGGGGTGGTGGTACACCAACTACTTTATCTGATTGGGATTCTATCGTTTCTCGTTTAGATAAACAAGGAGCTATCGAAGAAAATGCTTTATTCGTTAACCGTGGATTGTCTTTCGACATCGACAATATGTTAGCTACATTGAATGGATACACTTCAGGTGGTGTTGCTCAGTCTGCATCATTCGGTTTATTCGACAATGATATTGATATGGCATTGAACTTAGGTTTCACAGGATTCCGTAGAGGTTACGATTTCTACAAATCTGATTGGAAATACTTAAACGACCCAACTATGCGTGGTGGTTTAAATGCAACTGCTGCTACAGCTACAGGTACTATTACAGGTTTATTAGTTCCTGCGGGATCTACTTCTGTATATGACCAAATCTTAGGTAAAAACGCTAAACGTCCATTCTTACACGTAAGATACCGTGCTTCTGAAACAGAAGACAGACGTTACAAAACTTGGATTACAGGTTCTGCGGGAGGTGCTCAAACATCTGATTTAGATGCAATGGAGGTAAACTTCTTATCTGAAAGATGTGTATGTACTTTAGGTGCAAATAACTTCGTATTATTCCGTTACGGTTAATATATAGTTTAAATATTACAGGGCCTCTTATTGAGGCTCTGTATATTTTTTTAGTTAGTAAATCAAATTAAATTAAATATTTATAAAAATGGCAAAGCAAACACCAACAGATAAAGTATATAAGTTAAAAGTAGGAACTCCACTTTCTTATAGCTTAGCATCAAGAAACCACCCAAGATTTCCTTTAATGTGGTTTGATGAAACAAGAAATCAAAATAGACCTTTAAGATATGCAATAAACCAAAAATCTCCGTTTGAGGACGAGCAAGATGGTAATGCTATTATGGAGCCTATTATTTTTGAAGACGGATTCTTGAGCGTACCAAGAACAAATCCTGTACTACAAGAATTTTTACATTACCACCCTTTAAATGGTGTGGTGTTCACAGAAGTTGATGAACAAAAAGAAGCAAATGAAGAGGTTGCAGATATGAACGTAGAAATTGACGCTTTAATTGCGGCAAGAGAATTAACGTTAGATCAAATTGAAACTCTTACAAGAGTTATGTTTGGTAAAGACCCTTCAGTTATTCCAACTGAAATATTGAAAAGAGATATTTTAGTTTACGCTAAAACGGAACCAATCGAATTTTTAAATATATTAAACGACCCTGAGTTGCAGTTTCAAGCAAAAGTAAGATTGTTCTTTGAGCATAGATTATTGGCGTTAAGAAACAATGACAGGGAAGTTTGGTTTAATACTTCTACCAATAAGAAAAAGATGTTGTCTATACCATTCGGAGAAGATCCTTATGAAATGACAGCACACTTTTTACAAAGTGATGAAGGAATAGACGCGTTGAAAATGTTAGAAGCTATTCTTAGCGAATAATGGGATTGAGGTGTTCTCGGTCGGAAAATAGCACAGATTAATTTCTGTGCTTTTTTTTTATGTATATTTGTAAAAAAGATTTAAAATGATAAACCAAGTTAGAAATACAGTATTATCCGTTCTTAATAAGAATAATTATGGATATATTTCTCCTGCTGACTTTAATTTATATGCTGAAAATGCTCAAATGGAAATATTTGAAGAATATTTTAGCAACTATAATAAGGCTATAAATATGGAGAACGCACGTTCAGCAGGTAGTGATTATGCTGAAATAGAAGGACCTATCGCTGAAACAATAGAAGGTTTTTTAGTTAATAATTTTTTAGCTAACAACGCGGCTTCTCCTTCGCTTCCAAGCAGTAATTCTTTTTCTGTTCCTTCTGTTATTACTACAGGAGATACTTCATATTATATTTTAAAGATGCTTTGTTATACGAATATTATTAGTTCAGGTACTAATAGTAGCATTGGATCTAATCTTCTTATAGCTTTATCAGGTCAGTTTACTACTTTAGGAATTGTTCCGGGAGATATAGTTGTAAATGTAAATACAAAGAAAACAGCAAGAGTTGTTGTTGTTTCTTCAAATACAACAATAACTTTAGATTCTGATATATTTTTAACGACTCCTGTAAATTATCTTATAATTTCTCAAGAGGCAAAAGAAGCAGACAAGGTAAGCGTTGGTAAAATAACTATGCTAAATAGTTCTTTATTAACTCAGCCAAACAATATGTTTCCTTCATACACATTAGAAGGAGATTATATAAATCTGTATCCTAAAACAATAAATCAATTTGGACAAGTTGAGGCTGTTTACTTTAGACACCCAAAATCTCCTAAATGGACATACTCTACATTAACAAATGGAGAGCCTGTATTTAACCAATCACAACCTGATTATCAAGACTTTGAGCTTCCTTACGAAGACGTTTATAGATTAGTAATGAAGATACTTCAATATTGTGGTATATCTATTCGTGAAACTGAAGTAGCAAACTTTGGTATGATACAAGAGCAACAAATCAATCAACAATAAAAATATTAAGATATGGCATATTTATCTCAATACGAATACTACGACAATAATGGTAATCAGCCCGAAGATGCTAATTGGGGCTCATATCAATATATAAGCCTTCAGGACATTGTGAATAATTATATATTGATGTATTCAGGAAACCATTCATTAGTTAATAATGAAGAGCGTTATAAAATAATCTTTCACGCAAAAAGAGCTATTCAGGAGCTTAATTACGATGCTTTTAAAGAGATTAAAGTATTAGAACTTACTGTTGCTGATACGTTAAGATTTGTTCTTCCTTCTGATTATGTAAATTGGGTTCGTATCTCTATGTATAAAGATGGTTGGTTAAGACCTTTGACTGAGAATATTCAAACATTATCTTCAAGAGCTTATCTTCAAGATCATCAAGGTAATATATTATTTGACCAAAACGGAAATATTCTTGAGCCTCAGTATTCAAATATTGATTACGATAGACTTACTAAAAGTAAAAAAAGTATTTATCTTAATCAAGGAAATCCTTTTGATGGTATGGAAGGTTGGAATTACAATGGTAATTGGTATTTTGATTGTGGTTTTAATAATACACATTTTGGATTGAATACTGAAACTGCTAACTTTAACCCTACATTTAATGTAGATAAAAAAGCAGGAGTTATTAATTTTGATTCAAGTATGGCGGGTCATTCTTGTATTCTTGAATATGTATCTGATGGAATGGAAGGAGGAGATGACTCTCTAATAAGTGTGAACAAATTATTTGAGAAGTATGTTTATGCTTATATTACATACGAAATATTAAACGCTAAACTTGGAGTGCAAGAATATATTGTTGCTCGCGCAAGAAAAGAAAAAACAGCATTATTTAGAAATGCTAAGATTAGAATTAGCAATATCCACCCGGGTAGATTGTTAATGAATTTAAGAGGAATGGATAAGATAATCAAATAGTATGACAAACGTAACAAGAAATTTTATATCAGGTAGAATGAATAAAGTCGTTGATGAACGACTACTTCCTGAGGGAGAATATATTGATGCTATGAATGTTAGAATGGGGTCAACTGAAAAATCAGAAGTTGGCGTTATTTCTAATAGCAAAGGGAATACTCCTTTGACTGCATTGGTATACATAAATGGAACTCCTCTTAGTGTAAATGCAAGATGTATTGGTGCTATAGAAGATAGCGCAAGAGAGACTATTTATTGGTTTGTTCACGATCCTACTTTTACAGTTGGAGCTACAGGAAAACTTGATTTAATAGTTTCTTATAACGTAAACACAGATATACTAACTTATCACATAGTAAGTATAGATGATGGTAGTGGATTGGCTACAACTCTTAATTTTAATCAATCTTACCTTATAACAGGGATAGATATAATTGAGAATTTATTATTCTTTACAGATGATTATAACCCTCCAAGAGTTATTAATATTGGAAAAAATTATGCTAATCCTATTGGTAATATAGACCAATTCTCGGCAGAATCTATTCTTGTTATTAAAAAGCCACCTTTGGAATCTCCAAGTGTTCAGCTTATTACAACAGGCGGTCAAGAGAATTACTTGCAAGATAGATTTATTTGTTTTGCTTACAGATACGAATACGAAAACGGAGAATATTCTGCTACGTCTCAATGGTCTGATATTGCATTTGTTCCGTCTCCTTTTCAGTTCAGCATAAATAGTATGCTTAATGAGGGTATGACAAACTTCTGCAATACAGCAATTGTTAGTTATAATTCAGGAGGCCCATTAGTTGTTGGTATTGACTTGCTATTCAAGCAGTCAAATAACAATATAATAAAAATTATTGAGAAAATAAATAAAGCAGAATCAGGTCTTTCTGATAACCAAACATATCAATTCTCTTTTAATAATAGTAAGATATTTACAATATTAAGTGAGGCTGAGATACTTAGACTTTACGATAATGTTCCTCGATTTGCAAAAGCTCAAACCATTATGGGTAATAGGCTTATGTATGGAAATTATGTTGAAGGATATGATTTGATTGATAAGAATGGTGTACCTGTTAAATTAGAGTATAATGCTGACTTTATAACAAAACAAATTGGCTCAACCGATGTTCCTGACTCTACAGATTCAGGAGATTATCAAGTTGATGGACCTTTATCAATACCTAATTCTGTTGTGTTTATAGATTTAGCTGACGCGAATCTTGTAGAAGGTTCTTTTGTTTCTGTTAATTTAACATTTGCTCACGAATCATTCTCAGGCACTCTTCCTGATCCTGCTGAAACTACCGACAATACAGAGTTAACATTTGACTTCTTTTTAAATACAAATTATTCATCTGTTTATCAAATGGCATCAAGTATTGAGTTTCAAGAAGCTGTTGGTACTGTAGCAAATATACTACCTGTATATGATCCAACTCCGGGGGCTGAGACTTCTTGTGATGGTACAACATTTACAGACCAATTTAACTGTATATTGCCAAATAATTTAGATGCTTTGCAGAAAGTAGGTAGTGGTATTACAGGTATAAATCAACCTATAAAAATAATAACAACTCCTGCAAGCACTCAAATTGGATTTCAATTATGTGCTATGAAGTATGTTGATAGCCCTTCTGCTCCAACAGGATTTGTTTATGAGTATTATACCATAAATTTTGCACAAGCTATATTTCAAGAAATAGGTAATCCAAGAAGTTTACACAGTAATAGAGGATATGAAATTGGAATAACATATATGGACGATTTCAATAGAGCTTCTACAGCTTTAGTAAGTCCAAATAATGCAGTTCATATTGCTTGTGGATTTTCTGCAAATCAAAATTCTATACAGGTAAATATACCTGTTACTCAAAGAGCACCTTATTGGGCTACTCGATATAAGTTTGTAATCAAACCTGATGAAGAAAATTATGAGACTATTTATTCTAATTTATTCTTTACAGACCCTGATACAAATTCAGTATGGTTTTATTTAGAAGGAGAGAATACTAAAAAGATAGAGGTTGGAGATAGACTTGTTGTAAAAGCAGATACAGATGGACCTAAAACAAATTGTGCTTATGCAACAGTTTTAGATAAGCAATCTCAACAATCAGGATTTATAACGCCTGTTGGAGACGTTGTAGTTCCTTCAGGAGTTTATATGAAAATTAATCCAAGTACTTTTTCTGCAGTTCTTGATCCTGATGCTATTATAGATTTAGGAAACGGAAGAAGATGTGCTCCAAGAGGAGGTAATTATACTATATTAACTTATCTTGTAAATGTAGAAGATCCTGATAATCCCGGAATGTATTTAGATTATACTGTTCCTGCGGGAAGTATTATAAATCTAAATTTAGATTGGAATAGAGCAGGAGTTAGAGCTTCTTGTGAGAGAAGAGGTTATAATTTATCAAAAACTCTTACTTCTTCTGCTGATTATGATAATTTTGAAGATTGGTGGAATGGAGACAATGTTGCTCAAATATTAGACACAGGAACTCCTAAAGACGATAGTACAGAGTTAGAGTATATACCGACTAATGGAATATTGACAGATACTAATTTTTCTATAATGTATCTTCAGTTTTACAGAGACTCTGTTACAAATGCACTTTATTTACAAATGTCTTCAGGTAAAAGTTGTACCGGAACAGGTTCTCCTCGTTCAAGAGCTTATTGCGTATCATCAACAATTGAAGTTTTTAGAGCTGCTGATTTAATTATATTTGAAACAGAACCTCAAGATGCTTTACCTGATGTTTTCTTTGAGAACAATTTATCTTTTGGTATTGATGCCGATGGAAACCACTTAGGAAACGTTCAAGATCAAGATATATCAGCAGGGACACCTGCTATTGTTGATACAGGATTCTTTAACTGTTTTGCGTTTGGAAATGGAGCTGAGAGCTATAAGATTCGCGATTCTATTATTGGAAGAACATTTAATTTAGGAGAGCGAGTTACAACTGTAGCTGAGCAACAGTATAAAGAAGCTGATAGATTTGCTGATATTACATATAGTGGTAACTATAATCAAGAGACCAATGTAAATAGACTTAATGAGTTTAACAAAGGATTGTCTAATTATAAAAACTGCGAGGCTTCTTTTGGAGAGATATTTATATTAGATGGAAGAGAGACAGATGTACTTACTTTGCAAGAAGATAAAATATCTTACGTTTTAGCGGGTAAAAACTTATTGTCTGATGCAAGTGCAGGAAATATAATTACAGCGACTCCTGAGGTATTAGGAACGCAAATAGCGCGTACAGAAAAGTATGGTATTAGCTTTAATCCTGAGAGCTATGTTCAATGGGGTTACGATAGATATTTTACAGATGTAAAGCGTGGAGCTGTAATTCAAATCAAAGGAGACTCAGGTCAGAATGACCAATTATTGGTTATTTCTGAGCAGAATATGAGAACTTGGTTTAGAGATACTTTTAATAACTCTTTCAATACTCAAAAACTTGGTGGATTCGACCCATATATGAATGAGTATGTTTTGAGTATTAACGAAGAATTACTACCTGTTAATCCTCAATGTTTAAGTTGTGGTGTAAGTCAGACATTTACATTATCAGTAGCAGAAGAGGAATCTAAGCAGTTTACTTATTGTGTAGACTTGGGGCCTTTAATTGGTTCTACTGAAGTAAGTTGGGTTTTCTCAAGTATTGAGACAGGTGCTACATTAGAGGTTGAGGTTAATTACAATGGAGTTGTAGAGTCATCAGGAGCTGTAAATACAGATGGAAATTTATTCTTTGATAAAGACAATATTTTAGTAGAGACTGCTGAAATAACTATTACCTACACAGGAGATATGGTTGTTTCTATTTTAGCTAATTGTTGCGAGGCTGAGCCTTTAAATATAGTTGAGGTAGTTCTTACTAATAATTCTGAAGCGGGAGAAACAATACATACACAATACAGATATACTGATGGAGCTTTCATTGGTCCATTATTATCTAATTTGGTATTGTTTACAAGCGGAACAGGAACACCACTTGTTTCAAGATACAACATAACTTCAGGATTTGTAGGATCAGGAGGATTCCCTCCTGCAGGAAGTACAATGATATTGTCTACAAATAAAATAGTTCCTGATTCTTATGATTTTAATATAGCTCAAGATAAGTTTAAATACTTCAGAAGCCCTGTATTATTTGACAATAATGACGTTGATATTCAAGCTTTATTAGCAGCTTCATCTACAGCTACACCAAACTTAGGAAGTACACCATTATTCTATGCGAATTTTGTAGTTCCTCCAAGTGTGAATGGAGAATATTTATATTTGATTTGGGATTTAAGAGATGCTATACTTACTGAATTGTGTTTTGCTAATAACGTTTTAGATGCTTGTTGTGATTGTACTCCGGGTAATTATTACTTAAATGCTTCTTTTGAGAACTCGACATCTATATTTACAGATGTAAATATGACTACTTTTGCAGCAAACGGATTCTATTCTTTTGGTGGCATAGTTCGCGAATTGGTAGACGGAGTATTGCTTCCTGCTCAAATTTGCAATCCTTGTTCTGTTGAAGTATCTTTGTGTTTTGGAGCAGATAAAAATGATGCTTGTTGTAATTGTAGTGAAGGTTGTACTACTCCATTTAATTCCTATACTGTAGATAATTCAAAAAATTCTTCAGCGGGATTAATAGGAATATACAATCAAGATGGAATATATCAAGAGATTTCAGTTCCTGCAAGTACTACTCTTATAATATGTAGTATAGGAGCTCCTGTTTCTTTGAATCCATCTGTTCCTATTACTATAACTTTTTACTCTTGTGAATGTTTAATATAATAAAATTATGGCAATAAATTCAACATACTACTTAAATGGGGCTGATTTAGCAACAGCTACAGCCGTATATTTAGACGCAGCATTATCTTTAATAGCTCCTGATGGTTTTTATTCAGACACAGCAATATCAAGAGAGCAGTCATTGGGAACTCTTTTACCTGTTGAATCTTGTGGCGATTGTGGAACTCCTTGTGATGGAGATACAATAAGTAATAGTGGTACTCAGGGATTATACCTTATAAATCTAAATGTAGGTTCAGGTGTAGGTGCTATTGTTATTAGATTTGATCCTGACAATGTACCTGATGGAATAAAGGCCGTATATGACGGAAACACATATAACGCTTTAAGTTCTCTTGGAGAAGGACTTCTTAAAAGCACAAATCCTGCGGGATTTACTGTGATTGGAAAATCAGGTAATGATTGTGGTTTATCAGGTAATACAACAAATATACCTACTGCTACTGAGTATTTATTTAATGGAACAAGTTTTCTTCCTACAGGTAATACTCAGTCAGTAACAATAAGTCCGGGAGATGTTGTTTTAACGCCTTCTGCACCGGGATCTTGTGTTATGGTAATACCAAAGGTTGACCCATCTCCAAGTATAGTAAATATTAGCATAATAAGCCCTTGTAGTGGAAGTGCAAGTTGGGATATAGTAGCTCCGTGTCCTACTAACTTGAATGTTTTTTCAAGTTCAGTAAAGTTTATCGTGGGAACAATACCTTGTAGTACTGCTCGTTTAAATGCTTATTATTTTGCTTCTCCTGATATTCTTAATCCTTTAGATTTTGGAATAAATACTCTTGTTTTTGAGGACCCTTATGGAGCAATGCCTTTAGCTGATGGATTTTACTATATGACCGTAACAAGTTACTCAGGAGTAATAGAGGTTCAAAATGGAGTAGTAATAGATTTATTAAGTTGCGTATAATTATGAATTACACATTAACATATAGCGAAGGGGTAGCCGGTTGGGTATCTTTCTATTCTTATTTTCCTGATTGGATAATAGGAATGAACAACTATTTATATACCTTTAAAGGAGGTAATATTTATAGACATAACACTAATCAAGCGAGAAATACATTTTATCAACCTTGGTGGATTGAATTAGGGAATCCTGCGGGTGCATTTACACCAACGACAGTTCAGAGTGTATTTAACAATTCTGTTCTTGAAAATAAATTGTTCAAAACATTAAACTTAGAGGGAGATGCTAAATGGTCAGCTCAATTAATAACTGATTTACAATTCTCAGGATTTATTAATGAAGCTTGGTTTGAAAAGAAAGAAGCTTCTTATTTTGCTTTTGTTAGAAATAACACTATTGGAGAGTTTGCATTAAGAAGTTTGAATGGTATTGGAAACAGCTTAACGGTTCTTAATCCGGGAACTACATCTACAACTATTAATTTTAGCATAAATCCACTTATCTCTATTGGAAGCATAATTAGTATTGGAGATTATGTTTATTTTGGAACTCCAACACCACAATTTGCAGGAGAAGTAACTGCGATAAATGTAGATCTACCAAACGGAATAAACAATATAGTTATTAATAACGCTATGATTTCTCCTCCGTCTGTAGTTGTACCGGGTAATGTTAATTTCTTCTTCTATATCAAAAATTCTGTTGCAGAATCACACGGAGTTTTAGGACATTATTGTACTTTTACAATTACCAATTCAGATACCTCTAAAATAGAGTTACTTGCAGTTGAGTCAGAAGTTATGAAAAGTTTCCCTTAATTTTATTATCTTTGTCTCTGTATGGAATTAACTATTAGACAACTTAACGAAAATGACTACCAAGATATACTTGTAGATTGGTGGAAAGATTGGGGTTGGACAGCTCCTGAAAGGGACTTCTTACCTGATAATGGAATGGGTGGATATATTGTATATGATGGAGAAATTCCTGTTTGTGCAGGATTTATATATGTAACCAATTCAAGAGTTGCTTGGGTTGATTGGATAATTTCAAATAAAGAATATAAAGAAAAAAGAAGAGAAGCTATAACAATGCTTATAGATGCTTTAACTAATCTTAGTAGAATGTCGGGCAGTAAATATGCCTACGCTTTAATAAAAAACGAAAGTCTAATAAAAATGTATGAGAGCCTTGGTTATATAAAAGGCGACTCATATACAAGTGAAATGATAAAATTATTATAATATGGCAGTAGCAACAGCAGCAGCAATTTTT